AATACGGTAAATAGTTCGCCGAGTGTTTGCATTACTTTTTATAAATGATAATCGAATATTATTTAATAAATTAATTAAATAATATTTATTTAATTTAAAGATTATTTTCTAATGTTATATTATGTAAACACAAAATGTCTTCACCAACATCAGCCGTACCAACATCAACATACGCTTGTGGAAAATGTCACAACAAAAATCTAACCATTGAAGAAATGGGAAAAAAGAGCGATGGTAGTGTATTGAAATGTTGCCTTAAATGTTTGGCAAAACAGGCCATATCCGATGCATCAAAAAAAGCACCAACTGGTGAACATCCATGCAAAATGTGTAAGAGAACTATTACAACAACGGATTATTGTGATGCATGTGATCCGGCAAAACATGCAGAAAAAAAGTTGCATAAATGCACTCAATGTTGTGTCGACAAGTGTGAAGATCTAATGGTGACTCCCAAAGGAGGTAAACCATACAAAACATGCATATGGTGTTCGGAAAATAAAATGACTGCTGCACGCAAGTTAAAGGAGATTGCTAATATGTCAATGAGAAACACTATGTTACTGATCATGGGAACACCAGATCCTGAGACATTGTGTGATACATTGATATCGATTGCAACATTTATCAGCAAGGTGATATGTGGTTATGATTATGAATTCAAAAAACTTGACTGCAATAAAACAACAGCCGTTCAGCAAAATATTGGCAAAAATGCGATATCATTGATATACACAGTGGTTGGTGCATATAGGAAAAACAATGATAAGTTGATGTTATTAAAATCTGTGAAGGAACATAGATTGGTGATATTGGGTGCAATGGCTTATATGTATACGTGCAGAGGTCAACACTCATTCAATTCAACTGATTGGATGAGAATGTGTGATTTAAATGATGTTGCATTAAATATTGACAAAGATATTATAGTACAAATAGACAAATACATTAAAGACGCGGATAACTATGCACCAAAAATAGATAACAGTAAAAGATTTACCGAAATACTGAATAATATATCAGCTAATGAATCATACTATGATGTTATGAGAGATATGATAGGTGTATTGGGCGGAATGTCAACAAGTGAATTGGAAGCCTATGCTGATCTAATTACAAAACAAATAGAAGATAGGGAAGCAGATGAGCCAAGACTAATGGAAACAGACGAATATATTACTTATCCAGGTAATTTTCCTACCAGAATTTGTACATATATGGGTAAAGAATGCATGCTATGGGATAGCAAATATTATATAATAAATGATAAGGTGAATATATTAAATGAAACTATAAATGCAGATAAATCTATAATAGAAAAACACTATGTATATAGTGAAATCAGAAACGGCAATAACGAAAATACACGGAATGCGCTAACTATGCCGCCATGCATGATACATAAAAAGGCAGAAGCACCAGCAGCATCACCTGCACCGACTTCAAAAGAATTAGATAAACATGATTCATTATATGATAAGGCAGAACCAAAAAAACCAGCCACGAATACAAAAACAAAAGAAAAACCGGCACCAGCATCTGCACCGGCACCAGCATCTGCACCGGCAGCTGCATCTGCATCTGCACATGCACCAGTGGAAAAACCGAAACGTGTGAGATCAGTTAAAGAAAAAAAAGCAATCACTGAGAAACAAGCGGCAAAAGAGATAGCTAATAATATATTGGATACTGTTAAAGATGATATTGATGCGACGTACGAAAAGCCAGTTGAAAAAGTCACAACAGTTGAGAACGTTCCGGCGGATAAAATGGTTTTTTTGTTTGCTGATGAAGATAAACCAGCACAAACACCAGCACCATTGGCTGAACCAGCACAAGCACAAGTACCAGCACCTAAACCAGTTGTTGCACCAGTTGTTGTACCTGATATAGTTGCTGAACAAGCACCTGAACAAGCGCCTGCACCTGAGTCAGTTGCTGAACAAGCGCCAGTTGCTGTACCTAAACCACTTGCTGAACAAGCACCTAAGCATGATCTAATAATAACCAGCGATGATGAAAGTGATGATGAAAGCGAAGATATAATGACTGACGATAAAGATAATGTTGTAGCGTTAACGGAAACACTTGAAACAGTAGACATTAAAGGTTATTCATATAGGATACATACGTATGACGGTAAACAATATATATTCATGCACTCAACGGATGGAGATGAAACAGATGTTTTATTTGAGTGTGTCAATAGCAAACCGTGTGAAATTGATATGGAGTTGGATTCAGTGCAACTATTCTATGAGATATTGGCTGACAATATTATATTTCATCCCAACTTACAAACACATCCATTATATACTAAGTTGCCTAAAGAGGTAAAGGCAAAACCGAAACCGAAACCGAAAAAAACAACAAAATAGACTATATTAGTATACTAAATCACTTTTATTAATATCAATAAAAGTGATAGCGTGTGAAATCATTCGTTCAACAGGATATCTTTGAATCGTTTATTTAGACGATCATATATCATGTGTACTTTTGTTTGTTTATGATGCCATGTATTTGATTTGGTGTATTTATTGCCACATATTTTGCAATATTTATACACATGTAAATCCGTGTTGTTCACATTGTCTTTTGATATAATAGTGGTGAGTAATTTGTTGGTAATTTCGGGAATTTCTGTGGACATATATGTAATATAATACATAATAGTAATGAGTCATAAAAATATTTAATCATAGTATTTATTTGCATGTGCATATTATATATGTCGTTAACATACAAAGACGTTGGCACACCAATAGCGGTTGATTTAACTGAGGAAACGGATAATAACATGATATCTGTTTCAAAGGCAGAGGGACCGCGTGAGGCAATTGGTAAATTTGAAATATTGCCTGATTTAGTCAATGGATTTGATGTGGTTTACATATGCGGTGCAATGGGTTCTGGTAAATCATATTTTGTATGTGAATACGCGCAACAGTATAGGAGATTATGCCCAAAGAATAGCATTCATGTCTTTTCGCAAAAAACATCAGATCCATCATTGAATAGATGCGATGATCTTAAATTGAATTATAATGTGTTGGACAAGGATTTTCTCGATAAACCAATTGACATAACAAATTGCAAACGGTTTCATAACTCATTGATCATATTTGATGATTTCATGTCATTCAGCGATAAAAAGATTACAGAAACAATCATTAATTTGATATTGCAATGCATTACATTGGGTCGGCAATACAATATATCGACAGTGATAACAAGTCATTTGTTTTATGGATTCAATAACAAGACATTATACATGAATATACAAAATGAATGCCGCAAACTGGTGTGGTTTAATAATAGTGTCAATAAATATCAATTGAGACGTGTTCTAAATCAATATTGGGGCTACACACAACGCGAGATAACTGGATTTATGCGATATGACACGAAATCACGATATACTATGATTAATCGCAATCCACAATACATTATGACACGATATCACATCAAACTGATATAATTCATTAGATCATGTATCTAATCTAATGAATATTAATCTAATAAAATATGGATTATTCTCATAAGATAATCATACACATAGTCACGTTCATCGGGAATATCACGCGTATAATTGTATTTACGTTCCATATATATTTATGTTAGATTATAAACAAAACTTGCGGCTTGCATTCCACCATTGCTTCCTGTAGAGAAATTATTGACTATCAATACATAAATACTTATTGATCCATTAGAACCAAATAAAATAGTTCCGCTTGTGTTTGCCGCTAGATTTTGCACAATGCACGGCCTATATTGATCAGATGTGGGCGTGAACCGTGGTGGGATTGATCCGTTTGCTATAATCATTGGACTACCCGCAATCACTGATCCAATAAGACTATTGCACGTAAATGTAACAACATTATCAAGACGAGTGAATTTAACCACCAATCCACCATTAAATGCACCAGTAACACTCAATATAGTAGGAAATGTTTCATAATAACTCATTGGCGATGGAATTGCCCCAGTTGTTTGTAAATATAGTGATCCACCAAGGTTTACTTTTCCAGATACACCAACACCACCAGTCACAACCAATGCACCAGTCGTCACACTTGATGAGTCAACCGATGTGTTGATTTTCGTTGATGTATTGCTAATAGTCATATATACAGGATTTGCCTGATAATACCCAGTAAATAATATATCAGTCCAGTTTCCAGCTGATGGGTATGAGTATGGTTGAATTATACATGATGATCCAGTAACACCAGTGAGTCTAAGAACCCCATTTTGAATGTCGCCAGTTGTAATAACACTATCGCACTTTAGATCCAATGTATTTTCGACGAGAAGATTTGATATGCTCATTGTATATAATCATATCAGATAATTAATTAAACGTAATTGAAAAATGGTATGAATGTTGCGCTGGTCCAATTTGTAGCATTGGCAACATGTATAATATATGCAACTGGTGCAAATTGCCATAGATCACTAAACCATGTTGCATATGCTGGCAGTTCGTTCGGTATTGCTGCCGTTGCAGCCGCTGCTGTTGCATATGTGGCCTGTGATAATACAAGCACGTACTGATTTGGTGCAAGAATGAATAATCTGTGCATCACATATAATGTCGTAGGACTAACCAGTTGCGCCGTAGCAGCTCCAGCATCATAGTATTTCCATGCCTGGTGTATATCCAGGGCTGGCGTACCACTAGCATTGGTCATTATCCCCCATACTGCCGTATTACGCAAATGTTGCCATACATTGTTAATTGGCGATACTGCGGGAATTGAATGAATATGACTAACCATATTTATATTGATCACTCCAGGCCATTTAAATACATTGCCCACGGATGTTTGTAATTGCAATGGATTAGCGCCAGGAGTAACCAATATTGGGAAATTTCTCAACATATATGCTTGTATATCCATCACATCAGATATACTTGTTTCTAAATCGTCAATAAGCGTTATATCGGTATTTGAAACAGTTAAAGCAGTACCATCTGACCAAATACGGCCTATGATTACAGATTGACGTAATACGTTATAATCAATGTTACGTGTTGCTTGAGCTGACACTGTTCCTGCTTGGTTAACAACAATCCATCTCATTTGACCTGCAGTAATTGTTCCAGCCAATGTTTGGGCATTCCACACAGTTGATGCCTGAATGTTTGCATTAATGATAATGCCTTGTCCCGACAATATGTTCAATGTATAATTCGGGCTTGTAAAGGCATTCAATGATATGTAAATGTTATTGGTGATCATTCCCCACGCATTGGGTCTAATCATGGTTCCATTGTATACCAAATTCTTAGCAATACCAACACCACCATTAACGACCAATGCACCTGTTGTATTATCAGTGCTGTTAACTGTTCCCAAATCGACAATACTACCACCAACACGTAAAGTTTTTGCAATATATGCCCCTCCAACCGTTCTGAAAGAACCAGTTGCGGTATCAGTGCTATCAGTTATATTGTTCATTGATAAAGTTGATCCAGAAACAATTGTAAGAACAGTGCTACCAACAATTGCAGACAAAGTGAGGGCACGGAGCGTATTGCAATCTAATGTAGCTCCAAGTTTCATAGATTTAGCGATCACAACACCACCATTCACATGAAGTGCACCAGACAAAGTGTCGGATGCGTCAACAGTTGAATATATCGTCATCACACCTGTTGGACTCAATAAACTGAAACTATTACCAACGGATAGCGATTTTCCGCATGAAACACCGCCCTCCACACGTAATGCACCACTTGTATCATTGGTTAGATCTGTTGTTGACGTAATAAGTTCAGCTCCATTGCATGTGATGGAACCTGCATGTAATTGTTTGTCAATAAATACACCACCATTCGTCTGAATACTACCTGTATTATTTCCAACACAATCAGACGTCCCCAGTGATATTAATATATTAGCAGGATTGTTCAATAATATGTTTGTTCCTGTGAATGTTGCATTAGCAAAACGACTACCACCACCAACATACAAATTCTTAGCGATTCCTACACCACCGAGACACTGTAATGACCCGCTCGATGTATTTGAGCTGTCTGATGTACCATGAACAATTAATGATTTGTTTAATGACATACCTCCAGCACATTGAATCGCACCAGTTGTTATATCTGATGTATCATCAGTTCCAGCAACCGTCAAATTACCACCAATATCGATCGTTCCACCACCATTAATATTACCAGATAGGCCAATTCCACCAATTAAAACAATACCACCTGTACTTGTGCTAGTTGATTCACCAGATGATGCAATAAATGATTTGGTGGTGATTGTATTACAAAATAGATCACTATTGTTGGGCACTGTTAGATTAGAATAACTCATATATAATACAGTAATAGATTAAAATGGTTTGATTGCTGGTGTAAGTCGTTGTGGTAATGGGAACAATCCCTGTTCATACATCAATTTGTATGTTACTTTTATCAAATACGCACTAATCATGTGCGAACAATCATCTAATACATCATGTATATTATTCATTGATAAAACATGGTGATCACCGATGATTGTGCCCAGTTTGTCGACAATATCATCAATTGGGAAATTGATCAATATGATATTTGAAATATCCCATGCAATATATTCTATTTGACGATATAAAGCGGATGTGCTTAATGGTTTCTTGCCATGTGCGTCGATTACTTTGATAAGTGTTTTCATTTGACTGTTGAGTGCATATAGTTTACCATATTCGCTATTGATGATATGATAGGCCTTATTGACCAATAGAACATCTTCAAATCTGACACCAAATGACATCATGCGTTTTAATGCCTTGAATGGATTTGGTTCAAGTTTTGAATACAGCAATGTATACATTGACGTTTTAAGATTTTCGCGACGTGCAGCAATAAAATCAGTATTTTCCAATTCTCCAAAATTCATGTAAATTGTTTTACCATATTTAGATTGGTATGCCAATGCAAAAAAATTGCTGCAATCGATGTACCGTCCAAAACTATTGATGTAAATGCCCTCAATATTGATGTTTGATATATCCTGCACAGCCAACGACAATGGATATTGATATAGACCATCAAGATCATGCAGTATTTTGTATCCAGCATTTAGTTCATCAATGTTCCATCGCAATATGTATCGTTTTCGAAGAATCTGTTTGATTCGTTCAAAATCTAATTGATTTTTGTGTGTTTTCGATGCGATTTGATCAATAATATTCAATTCATCATCATCAATAAGCCCTTTATTGCGATAGATGGCCATTAGCTCAATGAATTCATTCGGCATATCATATTTATCATGTGCACATGAACCATGATTTATATCGTAGTATGCATGATCGATACCACACTTTACTTCGATGAAATATTGATATTTCAAATTGTCTATATCATTGGCAACGCGGACAACACCGTTGACAAAAAATGATATCAATGTGCTTTTATCTGGTCTATCAATATCCTCAAAAATATCGATATCAGATGCATTACCACTTTTGTACACAAATGATCCAATGACGCGCGCGTTGTTACTTTTCTTGTCAACAGTATATAGTTGTATTTGGTGTTTAATATCACTTGGATAATTGGTTTTCACATTGTATAGTTTTCTGTATGAATCTGCATTGTATTTGTCTTCTGTCTGCATGTATATATTATGCGGTTATATTATATACATGAGTCGTCTTATTATGCAGCAGCATGAACCAATTTCAGATGGTGATATATTGAAACTAATACGCACGCGTGTTTTAAGATATGGAGATTTGGCCAAATTCAATGATATTGATAGTGTTTTGATCAATGATTCAGTTGTCATTTTAATCCCTCACCCAGATACGCCGAATGGTGTTGGCCATTGGGTCTGTGTATATCGTCATGGTGATATATTATCGTATTTTGATTCATATGGTCGTTTGCCAGATAATGAAATGTATTTAAATGGCGATTTTCCGTATTTATCCCAATTACTATTAGTAAGCCCATATGTGTTAGAATACAATGATCACAATTATCAAAAACATAACATGGCCACTTGTGGTAGGCATGTTATAGTACGTATATTGATGAAGGATAGATCAATTGACGATTATGATAGATTTATGAGGGCATTTAAAGACGATGATGCATTAGTGACGGCAATTACGAGTATGATTAAAAAATAATTATCAATATCTATTATATACATGAATATTCTCAAAGTCGATCTAACAAAACTATCAATTGTCGATGGCAAATTATTGTATGACGGTGTAAGGACATCTTTTATGACATCGTGGACACAAGTCAATAGTCTGCAGACAGAGTCTGCGTTATCATTGGTCATTCCTGAAGACCATCAGTTATTTTTTGATAAAGTGAACACGTTGTTGAGTAAATTTACCTCATCGATGGAAACTAGGGAAAATACAGTAAATTCACCAGGTGGTGTATCAATGGTGAATGAGTCTAATGTATTGTGTGTGTGCATGTTGAAATCAGATGATACGTTATCATATGATCAAGTTGGGAACAAATGTAATTTTATTTCCAATGTTAAGCAATTAGAAAAATGCGATGTTCGTGTATATTTCACATTTTCCGGTGTAAAATATTGGTGTATGAAATGCACATCGGGAATCACAGTATTTACGGGTATGCGCGTGAACCTTGATATGATTCAATATAAATCATCTGAATCCCATGGATTCCCCGGCGAATTAAATCCATCAGTATTTGATGCCGATGATGAAGATGTGGTTCCACCATTATAATAAAAAATATATATTATTATATAATACTAATAATATAATGGATTATGTATGTTTTTCCAAACGATATGGCGGGCGCTATTACGAACAACTTGGTTACAAGGTGTATTTACAGGATGAGCCGATTACGATTGACTCATATGACATCAGTAATCCAGCTAACGAATATAGCATCGGTGATAGATATTATGTTCGTCCGCTTGTTGTAAATGATTGGTGTAGTTGTTTTAAAAAACGTTATCCAGAAAAGGACGAACATGAATTGGTAAGAAAGTACAGATGCTTTCATTGCTTCAACACTATATATGAGTGTACCGTTAAAAGTCCAAACGATCCTCCCGCTAAATCTGATAATTACTGGTCAATACGAGGCTCTAATAATCACGGGCCAAGGCAACAAATTTTCTGATGAATAATTGATCAGTTTGTATATCCAAACTAATCAACTAATTATGTCGATCTACTATATATGAACACAACCAAATTGAATCAAATAGATCATCAGTATCATGATGTATTGAAAGCATATGATCCAAACGACAGACAGATGAGATACATGAAGCAGTTCTCTCAACCAATAGTGGAGCATGCCAATGAATACAAATTGTGTTTTGATCGTTTCCGCATACCAATGACATCAGTACCATTGCTCATATTTAATCCAGCACCTAATTTCTATACATTTGAATTGGTGTACAAAACATTTACAAGTGGTCTTATTCCAATAACATATATACCATCATCTGTTTTGTCCATCAGTCATCCATTTTATTATTATATATTTTCATTCAATCTATTTATCAAAATGATAAATAATGCGCTATTAGCAGCATACAATGCATTGGATATTGCGTCTGGTCATACATTACCAGCATCAGCACAAGCACCATATTTCCAAATAGATTATACAATTAATATGTTGAGCTTGGTAGTGCAAAGTACATCATATGACCATTTCGGTGTTGACCCAATTAACATATATGCATGCAAAAATTTTATAACATACTGTTATGGGATTCCATCAGAATACACTGATTATGCGCTAAATGGGAGACATATATTGTTTACACCAATGGATAGCAAAAATAATACGATAACTATAAGTGGTGTATCATTCTATAATATGATGTCTGAATCTGGCCAAGCAACGTTGATTAAATGGAATATTTGTGTTGGGTTTGTGATAACGAGCGATTTGTTGCCGATAAATATGGAAAATATTCCGACAGGTGCTACACAATCATTATTGTTGAGTCGTGGAATTGTATCCAATTTCGATTTGGTTTTTGGGGCTACTGATATTAGTCCACTGGTTGCACAGTATATTTTACAATCCCCATACAAGGAAATTGATATGATATCAAATGACCGGATCACAGCAATTGATTTCACTGTGTTTTGGTATGATAGTGAATTTAATTTATATCCATGTTACCTATTACCAAGCGAATCAATGTCATTGCGAATTGTTTTCATCCGAAAATAAAATAAAATCTGGAATGATTATATACAATGATGAACTTAAGCAAGCAAGCAGTTTTAGATCCACGAATTGAAGTGAGTCAATCTTTCAAACGCTGGTTTACAATGCTGGGGGCAAACGATATTAACACGTACCTCTATCCCACAACCACTTTCAATCAAAGTAACATAGTATTCAATATCACGATGCCCAATAATCTAAATACGGTTATTGATAGACATTCGGCAATTTTATCATTGCCTGTAACCATGACGATGACTGGTACAGGTGGTGGAACTGGTAACATATTTCAACCGAATCGCGAAGGCCTGAGGTGCAGACCATTTGACAAAATTTGCACCAGTATGACGTTCAATCTGAATGGAACGAGTGTAAGTTATCAATCAAATGAATTGAGTCTGATACAATCTGTTTTCCAAGAGAATAAAGAAAATGCTCAATATATTCCCACAATGGTTGATCCAGGCCAATCATATTCTGCGTTCTTCGGATCAAATAGATCACCATTTGCATTAATGCAAGATAATGTGAAGGAAATTACTCGTCGTGCTTATCCCATAACGGTTGTCAGCAATACAACATCTGCTGCAACACTTCAATTTACTTTATTTCAGAATTTGTTTGATTGGTCTCCTTTTTCAGCGGATCCTGATTGTGTTGGAATCAGCATATATCCATTCACTATATCATTTACGATGGTTGGTGGGTATGGTCTGCAACACATGTGGTCTCGTGATCCAGCACATTCACAAAATCTATCTGGTATGAGCATTACATTTGGTCAACCACAGATATCAATGACAGCAATGTCATTACCACAAGGCGTGAATTTACCAAGGGAACTTACATATGAATACCATAAGTCAGATTACTACCCAACCAATATTGCAACCCCATTAGCGCAATTCACCACACAAACAGTCACATCACAATTAATTGAACTGCAAACAACCCCATTGAAGATATATGTGTATGTTAAACCATCAACAAACAATGTTTTATCATCATTGGCCAATTCAGTGAATTTCACCGATTCATTTGCGCAAATCAACTCACATCGTTATATATTCGCAACACGCACCAATCTATTGGCCAATCAAACACCCATAGATATGTTCCATATGACAAAACGTAATGGTCTTCCTGATAAATTCGGTTGGGTTGATTGGTGGGGACAATGTGGATCTAATCCAACCAATTTGCCTGGCGGTGATCCATTGCTCATGGGCGGAATTGTGTGCTTAGATCCTGTGAAAGATTTGGGTGGTGAGTGTTTAGTTGGTTTGTTGAAGAAACAGCAATTTCAAGCCACTTTGACATTCACGACATTGAATCCGACAACTACCACATATGATCTGGGTATCATCATTGTATATGATGGTTTCATCCACAACATTGATGGCCGGAGCGAAGTATCAACGACTGTAATGGTTTCTCCGGATGAATTGCAGTTATCACCAATGTCATACAATCAATTGAAATCTTTAGTTGGTGGGTCGCGTGTATCTGATTTTTTCAAAACACATTGGGGCACAATCAAAAATTTAGCATCTCCTATATTAGATTTCCTAAGGCAAAATAATGTCATATCAAATGTTGCGAGTATGATACCATATGCAAATGTAGCGGCACCAATGATAAGACGTCTTGGATATGGTGACGAAGGTGGGTGGATTGGGGGTGAAGATGGTGATGATGGTGATGATGGTGATGATGGCGGTGTTCTTGCTGGTGGTCGCCGTTTGACTCGCGCACAATTGCGCAAAAACATATTAAGAAATCGTCGTTAATCAATACATTCTTTTAATCATATATCTGATCAAAAGAAATTCAACATTTGTGTATATGTATTTACCTACGCCTAACTGGTGCACGCCGTCTAACTGGTGCCCTCCTTGCCGGTGCTCTCCTTGCTGGTGCCCTCCTTGCCGGTGCTCTCCTTGCTGGTGCCCTCCGTCTTACCGGTGCACGTCGACGATATCCACCAGATGCAATGATTTCCGCCACTGCGGCTGCTGCTGGGGACGATGCGGCTGCTGGGGATGACAAAGCTGCTTCAACAACTTTAACCAATTCCTTTGTCACCTCTGCCGCTGCAGGTGCCGCCGCGGGTGCGGGTGCCGCTGTAGGTGCACTAACAACAACCACTGTTGGTGCAGGTGCAGCAGCTGTTGTTTTTTTAGCCCTGGGTTTGCGCGGTTTTTTAACTGCTGCTGGTGCAGCAGCTTTTTTCGCTGCAGCCCTTACTTTCCTTGATGCCGCCGCAGCTGCTCTTTTTTTTATTGCGGCTGGGGTATCCGGATATTTTTCACGATATAATTTTTGGACTTCTGCCATTGATTTCCCGGGGTGTTTTGCCTTGAATACAAAAAAATTGCTTGCCGCAACTGTTCTTTTTGGTTTAGCCCCTTTTGTTTTTGGATGAGAATCAGCATATGCTTTTCTTATTCGTCCCCTTAATTCAGGATCATATGTGTATCCTTTGACAAGTGGTGTCTTTATTGTATAATGGCTTGCCAATTTGTATCTGTGCTTTTTTGCCGTAACTAAATTTTTTTCTTTTTCCCATGCAGCATCAATTGCTGCCGGTGTCATATGTAGACTGCCCAAATAATTCCCAAATGCTTTCCTGCTTGGTGCGAGATTTGTCGTGTAATCCCCTCTAATTTGGTATTTTCCTCCATCGGATGCAAGATTCATTAACATATATAATTGTCATAGATTTAATTGGCGCAATATTGTATAATAATGTTTATTTTCACGCAAGTGTGCAAGTGCAATACGGCATGACAATAATGCATCACCGCACGTAATATCTGAGTGTTCCAATTCAACATTCATGCCACGCACAAGTTCTGCCACAGTAAATGGTATCTGTTTAATTCCCAATATACGCAAACAATGAATTGCATCATATTTATTAAATCTCATATATATTATTACGCTACAATAGGTTTTCCGAACAATGCATATTTTTTATACACTTCACTTATTATAGTATTCAATTTTCTTCTCGGCTGTATTGGGTAAACAGAGAAAAAGTAGCTCTGGAATTTATTCCAGTTAAGTCCTTCAGGTATATCATACTGGTTACCATCATTTGTACCTATTCTGACATATCTCCTTGGTTCGGCTACTGGACGTAGTGACGGAACCGATGCTATTGGTTGCATTGCTCGCATACCAAGCGGTTGCATCGCTTGTAGTTCCTTTTTAACTGTCTGTGTTTCAGCTGTCTGTTTATTATATGTTGATCCAACGTATTTCATGAATTTTGAAATATTCTCTTTATGTGTGCCTTTCAAATTATTGGCAGCGACAAATTTTGCGAAACCATCATCAGCAAATATTTTCTTACTATGTTCAATAAAAGGATTGTTGCCAACATTAGCACGCGGTGCACGTTTCCTGTATACATAACGATCTATCACCTGTTGTTCAGATGACATTACATCTGGACATTTCTCCTCTCTTCTCCACAATTTGTTTAAATAATTATCAGGATACTTGTATGATGTGATATAATTTGTAAACACATCTTTACTAGTTGTTGGGGTTTTTTGCTCTTCTTCACCTGGGACACGGAATTTTCCGGCTGACAACATTTGGCGATATAATGACGACATATATATTATCATTTGATATTATGTATTTTGACATATTTGTATAGGGTAGATCGTGTAACATGCATATCATCGGCAATACGGCCGAGTTTGATGCCTTTATTGATCATTTCCTTGATTTTGTTTTCATTGTTCGGGTCTTTATCTAACACCATAATCCGTTTCCTCCCCAAAACCACACCACGTTGTTTAGCGGCATTTAGGCCGATTTTTGTTCTGTATGCTATATTTTCGCGTTCAACTTGCGCCTTCCATGCCGACATTGCAAGCAGAATGTTGCTGGTACTATCATCATTGAGCGGAATATCACCACTTGTTGAATAGACGGCTATCCCTTTTGCCCTACATTCAGAAATAAATGTTAATGATTGTAAGAAATTCCTGCCAATACGCGAAAATTCACCCATAACAATAGTATCGCCTGATTTCATTTTTTCAAATTCTTTGCCCAATAATCTGTTCTTCCAATCTTTTCGGCCCGATACAGTTTCTGAAATCCATGTTACTTTACCGAGATCTTTATTGTTCGCCAATTCTAATATTGCCGCTTTGAAATTGGATTCTTCTTGCTTTACCGTAGAAACACGTAAATAACCGTAACACACCATGTATATAATAGGTATACAAAAAATTAAACTGGCCATATATGTGTATTATAGATGTATTGCGTGAACTTAACACATACATTCATGTGCAAACAGATGATATGCAATAAACACATTTTTGTTTAAACGGTTGTCCAATTTAATGAACATTCACAACAATTTATCCGGCAAAATAGAAAAGTGAGAAGCCGGTAACCGAACTTTTTACCGGATTCCGGTAAATAGTTCGGTTAGTGTTTGCATTACTTTTGATAAATGATGATTTTTTTGATAAAAATAATAATTGGATAAAATTTACAACATTATATATAATATATAACTGTAAATAATATCCAAATTTATTGTTATCATAATTATACAACATAAATTTGGATAAAATTTACAACATTATATATAATATATAACTGTAAATAATATCCAAATTTATTGTTATCATAATTATACAACATAAATGAGGAATAATTTATTTTTAATATAAACAAAATATTATCTTTTAATTGATTATACAAAACCAATGATAGCATTATACAATTTCGCCAAAGAAGAAGATGATGGCCGAATAACACATTGGTTTCCAAATAAAGATTATGTCAATCGAACAATTCGAAACGATACTATTGATGATGTTGCCATTAAAATTGTCAGGAACACAACTGTTACGGAATATGGTGATACATATTATCAAGAACTGTTAACTGGCGAAAAGTTGTGCAAGTTGTTTTTTGATTTGGATTATTTGGACAAACCGGTGATCGAAACGATTGATATTGTCAAACAGGAATATGAGAAATTGTTAAACATCAAAATCACCAATATAGCATACTCAACAAGTGACAACTACAAAGGGAAAATACATGGATACACATCACACCATGTGATATTTCCGGAATATGCCTGTACATGCAATGAACAGCGATATATTGCATTAGATTTGATGGCCATATTGGGTGAAATGAAAGAATACAAGGGAAGGCATGTGTTGAAGGAAGATAAAAATGCAAAACCCGATGGGCCGAAATATAAATCGGTACCAACAGATATATTGGATGGTGCTGTATATCCTAACAACGGCGCATATAGATGGTTTAGGCAAATAAATCAACCCAAACCATATGAAACGGAACATCAAACTGATTTCGGCATTCACAGGATTACACAGGGCAAAGTCACCGATTTTGTGTTACAATACACAACCGGATGCAAAATAATCAACTATGCCATCCCTGACAATGGTGTGAAGGCCAATAGAATTAATAAAAAAGTACCCAGTGGAAAACCGGTACAAACAACATACAACAGTGACGATTACACAACATTGGAAGGAATACAGGTTATTGATAAGGAGTATGTTCGCGAATTATTGGCGTTATTAGATGCAAAAAAACGCAACTCACAAGGTGAATGGAAAGACATCATGCTGTTTCTCAAAAATCAAGGATACATAGATATAGCCCACGAATATTCATCACAGCCGGAAAATAGATATAATTATAATCCAAAAACAATCACACAAATGTTTGCAAACAAGAAACCATATCCTGGTTGTTCTAAATATATGATTGAAAAAAAGGCAATTGAGGATAATCCAGATAAATACAAAGAATTACAAGAAAAATGGAACAAAAAAATATTTGCCGATTGTGAAAAACCATTAACATATGATGACATATATGATGATTACTTGTTATTTGAACATATGAAACATGTCAGTATGACAGAAAACACCGATAGAATCACGGATCAAGCCATATTGCGAATGGAAGAACATATGAATAAACCCACTGGAAAACAAACTCTATTAATTCAGGCTTCAACTGGTTGTGGAAAGACATATTATGTCAAAAACCACATTATAGACAAAATAAAAAGTCTTGACGAGACACATCCTTTGTACGAGGCGCGAATATTATCAATTACATCGGTCAGATCACTGGCCATGGCACAAAAGAATGATTATGAATTAATGTGTTATTTATCAAACGACGATGATTGTAAAGATGACAAGATAGACCCAGAACTTCTTGCATGTGAATGCAATGGTGGTTTCATCATATCATTGGAACAACTTTATAAATTGGATAAGAGATATGACATCATCATATTAGATGAAGTAACATCATTGTTGGGCCATATCGGCAGTCCAACAATGAAGCACAAACGTGAAAGTTATGATAAATTGCTGAGTATACTTGCTTGTGCTGATTTAGTGGTAGCACTTGACGCAATCATAGATGACAATGTGTACAATTTTATAAATTGCGCCAGAATGGGATTTCAGCCAAAAATGATAGAGGATATGCATACTGTTATGGATACAGACATATGCGACAACACAGGGTTATTTTTTTATAGAAATGTATACAAGAGGTGGGAACATGTTGATGTTCAAATTTTCAAAACAGATGATCAAAACGAACCGTCTGATAAATCAACATACATTGACAGAATGTCACAGATGCTTGAACCAATAAGACAACGTGTTATTAATTGTGAATCATGTTGTATATTTTCAGATTCAAAAAAATACATCATCCTCGTGGAACAAATCATACGCCGCATGATATGCGACATGACCAAAGATGATATCGCCAAATGCATCAAAATATTATGCGAACATCACTATGGTGCGTATTATATCAATAATGCAGATCCATACATTGAATATTACAAGAATTATATTGGTGTATTCACATCTAATACAGGCAATATTGCGAACATAAATTCATTTCACTTCAGAAATAGATGCATATTATTCAGCCCAAAGATTATATATGGTGTAAACATTGATAAAAGTGTTAAGTATGCCACTGATTCACTATATGGCATATATTCCGGAACATCGATATCATCCTATCAAATGTTGCAACAAATTGGGAGATTTCGCGGGGCAACCGGCAGAATAAATATATTGTTCACAACACAAAAATATGCCGAAAAAAAGAATACATATATTCCATATGAATGGCATGTGTACTCACGCATAAAAGCGCTCAACAGTTATCTGAATATCCAACACAAATTGAATCCAAAACTCACTATCATACAAGAATTAGGTTGTGTATACAATGATGAATCAAATGGATTTACTGTGAAAAAAGATTCAATATACATGGAATATTATTTTAGAAGCACATGGTTCAAAAGTATGTTTGAAAATAACAAATTGGAGACACTTGAATCATTATTGACATATTATGGATACAAAGTATCATGCGAAACGATTGTTACACCACCGCACGATAATGTGAAATATAAAAGTACAGATAACCCTAAAATGATTGAAGACTGCACCAAATATATTAATGGTGTATTGCCGCGCGAATACGATAATTTCCTACTAATTGAACGAAAAGTTACAGATCGCATGATGTATTTGGGAATAACAGACGTTCCAGAAATACTCAATGGTTTGAAAAGCGATGATGAAGATGTGCGAATGGTGCATGCTATAAAGGTACGATTATTGACAAGTGAAAAGGATTACATTGGTGCTGTGCATGCACAGGAATTGTTATCGGATGAGGAAACATTGAGGGAAATGTATGCATCTTATGATTTAATAGAGGCAACAACCACGTATAAAAATCCGGCATTGCTCAACATGATAACATTAATTGAAAAAGCCGGTAAATTTAATCGATTTGATTTTATTGAACCATTATATGTAGATGAAAAATCCGTGAAAGAGTGCATTATTGAAAATGAAGAATTGATGAAATGTGCCATATGTGGTTTTAATCCACAAAGTACATCATACAAAGATAAACAATATAAAAAATGTATTGAAGAATTGAATAAAGGCAATATTCGCGAAATCATATATACATTGTACAACAAATATTCAAAACTATTCAAAAAAAAACAACATTGGGAGAAACAATCTGATGGATCGCGAAAACATTTGTCAACAATAATTGAAAATACTGATGTATTGAGAAATGCAACTTATGTAAGATTCATATTGGAACGTAATAAAGATCAGCGTAGACATAGATGTCGTGTGATTCAACAGGCTGACTTGGATTGTTTCATTGATGTTGATGATGATGATTCATTTAATGATGTTGGTGAGGATGATAGCCCAGATGATTAATTTATCATATAATATAAAAAATATTATATGATGTATATTATATAATGCCGCGCAGAAAGTATGTGACGAAATATTCAGAATTATCAATTGATGAGAGAAAACAAATACAAAAAACAAAAACCAAAGAGTGGTGTGCAAAACAGCCCAAAGAACGAATAAAACAATATGTTTCTGGATACTGTGAAGCATGCAAACACCAATATGCAAATATAACAATTCACGGATACTCGAAGAAACATGCAAAAAATATAGAATTAACTCAACAAGTTGTTCCGGATAATTCTCCGGTAAAAATAGAAAAGTGAGAAGCCGGTAACCGAACTTTTTACCGGATTCCGGTAAATAGTTCGGTTAGTGTTTGCATTACTTTTGATAAATGATGATCGAATATTATTTAATTAATTAATTAAATAATATTTATTTAATTTAAAGATTATTTTCTAATGTTATATTATGTAAACACAAAATGTCTTCACCAACATCAGCCGTACCAACATCATACACTTGTGGAAAATGCGAGAAAAAAACTCTAACCATTGAAGAAATGGGAAAAAAGAGCGATGGTAGTGTATTGAAATGTTGCCTTAAATGTTTGGCAAAAAAGG